AGCCGCCGGCCCGGTGGTGGAGGGGACGGTCAATGGTCACTCCGACTGATGCCCGGACCCTGATCGAACGGGCCAGGGACGACCCGGCATTCTTCTGGGACTCGGTCCTCGGCGCCGAGCCGTATCCCAAGCAGCTGGAGATCATCCAGGCATTGAAGGACCACCGGCGCGTGGCCGTGGTCGGCTGCAACGGATCGGGGAAGGACTGGATGAGCGCGAGGATCATGCTCTGGTGGCAGTCCGTCCATTATCCGGCCATCACGGTCGTGGTCGGCCCGACCCACCGTCAGGTCTCGGACATCGTCTGGAAGGAGGCCCGGTCCGCATACCTGGAGCCCCGGTTCCCCCTGGGCGGCCGGATGTACCAGACGGCCAGGTGGGAACACGACGACCGGCATTATGCCCTGGGGCTGGCGGTGGACAACGACATGAACCTCCAGGGCTTCCACAGCCCGAACCTCCTGGTCATCATCACGGAGGCCCACAACGTCACCCAGAGCCACATAGACGCCGTCAAACGGCTGAACCCGGCCAAGATGCTGCTGACAGGGAACGCCTTCGCCAATGGCGGCGAGTTCTTCGAGGCCTTCCACGGCGGCGCCGACCTGTACAAGACCATCGAGATCAGCGCGTTCGACACCCCGAACATCCAGGAAGGGGAGACTATCATCCCCGGCATGGTGACCGTCGAGCAGATCGAGGAACGGCGCCTGGACTGGGGGGAGGAGTCGGCCATGTATATCGCCTCCGTCCTGGGCCGGTTCCCGGACAACCTGGAGGACGCGATCGTCCCGAGGTCCCTGCTGATGGAGGCCATGGTCCGGCAGAGCCCGGCAGCCGGGCCGGCAGTCCTGGCCTGCGACGTGGCCCGGTTCGGCGCCGACCGGACGGTGGTCTACCGCCGGCAGGGCGGCCAGTGCCGGATGGTCTGGAACGTCCAGGGAAGGGACACCCAACAGGTGGCCGGCAAACTCAAGGCCTTGGCTGAGGACGACCCGGACGTGGACACGGTGATCGTCGACGATACCGGGGTAGGCGGCGGGGTCACGGACCGGCTGAACGAGGAGACCGTCCGGGGCGGCGCCGTGAGGGTGGCTGCCTTCAACGGCGGCGAGAAGGCCAGGCGTCCGGACCGGTACATCAACGCCATCGCCGAGGCCTGGATGGAGATGTCCCAGGCGTTCCGGGACGGGATCATGGACATCGACGACAACCCGGCACTGGTGGCCCAACTGTCCTCCCGGCGGTACATCATCCAGGGGGACCGGCGGATCAAGCTGGAGTCCAAGGACGACTTCAAGAAACGGGCAAGGAGTTCCCCGGACGACGCCGACGCCCTGGCGATGACCTTCGGGAGCCCCGGACCCGGTGTGGGAGTGTGGTGATGGAAGAAGCGGCAGACTACATGGAGAAGGCCAGACAGCTGGTCGAACGAGCCCTGGACGCAGAATCGAAGCCCGACATCAGGGACTCCAGGGTGATCGCCTTGGCCCTCCTGGCCATCGCCGTCGCCCTGATCGGACTGGGGAAAGAGGACCAGGGGTCACGGTGACCGGCATGGTGACGAAGAAGGAGACCAAGTCGCTGCGGTGTGCGGTCTGCGACCGGCTGCTGGCCGAACACGCACCCGCCGGGACCGTGATCGTCTGCCGGACGTGTAAGACCCGAAACGTCCAGGACTGAGCCCCCCTTGACCTGACCTCCATCCGCTGTTATTTTGCAGACAGTGGCCTTCATCCGGATGTGTCTGTTCCTGGTTACCCTTCTTTTTCCAGGACGAACCGGGATGGAGGCCATTTGTCGTTCCTTGACCGGTTCTTCCCGGCAGCCCTGAAGCAGTATCCAGGCGAGGAAGTGGGCGGTACGGTCCCGCTGAATTATGACGTGGGCCAGGCGACCTACCCGGACGCCTCCTATGCCAATTTCGCCTCCGAGGGATACGGCAAGAACGAGATCGTCCACGCCTGCATCAAGGAACTGGCCGTCGCCGCAGCATCCCCCAGGTATCTGATCGAAGCCCCGTCCACCGATGGCGGGACCGTCGAAGTCACATCCGGGCTCCTTTACGACCTGGTCACGAGGCCCAACTCCACCGACGACTGGTATTCCTTCATCGAACAGTTGGTCACCTATCTCATGGTGGCCGGCAACGCCTACGTCTACAAGGAACGGTCCAGGGGGAACCGGGTCACGGCGTTATACCTCCTCAGGCCGGACCGGGTCCGGATCATCGGCGCCAGCTACGGCGCCGCCAGTTTCGTCTATGACGTGGGCGGGAAGGACTACCAGATCCCCGTGGAGGATATGTGCCATCTGTCCCTGCCCAATCCGGGCGGCGACCTGTACGGCCTGAGCCCCCTCCAGGTGCTGTCCCGGATGGTGAACCTCGACCTGAACATGACGGACTTCGCCAAGGTCTACTTCCAGAACGCCGGCGTCCCCTCCGGGCTCCTGAAACTGAAGCGCCGGCTGAACACCCAGGAGGAGGCATCGACCATCCGGTCCCGGTGGCGGTCCCAGTTCGGCGGCCGGAACAACTTCCACCGGATCGCCATCTTAGACGAGGACGCCGAGTATCAGCAGATGGCCTCGGCGCCCAAGGACATGGCGATGTCCGAGCTCCACGACCTGACCGAGTCCCGGATCTGCGCCGTGTTCGGTGTGCCGGCGATCCTTGTGGGCGCGAATGTGGGCCTGCAGCGGTCGACCTACAGCAACTACCGGGAGGCCCGTCTGACGTTCCACAGTGAGACCCTGGAGCCCCTGGTGAACCGTATCCTCCGGTATCTGAACCATCACCTGTTCAGCGAGTATCCGGGGAACGAGACCATGACCGCCGACTGGTCGGCGATGAGAGCGTCCCTGGACGACAAGGCGGACCAGACGGCCAGGGTTAACGCCCTGTTCACCGGCGGGATCATGACACTGAACGAGGCCCGTCAGCAGTTGGGCCTGGACGCCGTCACGGACGGGGACATCCGACGCATCCCGGCCGCCGTGTTCGAGATGGCCGACGGCCAGAGCATGGCGCCGGTGGCGATCGGGGCAGCCCCGGAGGCCGTCGAGCAGTCCCGGCAGTCGTATCCCACGAAAGAACCCTTCGATCCCTGGCGGGTCCTCGGCGGCGACAGACCGTTCCCGGACGCGGAGAAGGCTCCTCCCAGGCCGGCGCCGCGGGGCGCGATGACCGCCCGGAGACTCCTGGAGGACCGTGAGACCGAGACGGACATCATGCTGCCCAAGCTCCAGCGGTACTTCCGGGGCGTCCGGAACCGGGTGGACGGCATCCTGGGCCGGCATATGGAACGCGGGACAGACGAGACCAAGGCCTTCCCCTTCGATGCTGATGAACTGCTGCCGTCCGCCGAGATCAACGGCCTGGCCGAGATCATAAGGGCGTCGGCGGCCAGGGTGTCTAAGAAGACGTTCGACATCATCAACGATTCCGGCGTGGCCGGCACGTTGGACTGGGACGAGAAGTTGCCGGTGGTCCAGTCCGCGCTGACGCAGGCGCCGACACGGGCCACCCTGATCCACCGGACCAGCCACCGGAACATCGGACGGGCCATCGAGATCGCCCTGGAACGTGGCTATTCCATCGAGGGGCTGGCCAGGGGCGTCCCGGACGACAACTTCCCAGGCCTCCGGTCCCTGTTGACCGAGACCGAGAAACGGTCCCGGCTGATCGCCAGGACGGAGATCATGCGGACCCAGAACCAGACGTCCGTGGGCTTCTATCAGGAGCAAGGGTTCGGATATGTCCGGGCAGACGACCCGGACGGCGACCCTGACGACAACTACGTGGACCCGGGCGACCCGTATGGCCGGACGTGCATCGAGCGCCACGGCCAGGTCTACACCTTAGATCAGGCGCGGAACATAGACGACCATCCCAATGGCCGGCTGAACTGGCTGCCGATGCCCAGAGACTACAGACCGGAGGACACCGTTGATCAATAAATTGCACATATCCGAGGCCAAGGGCGTCGATGATTCCCAGGGGATCGTGGAGGCCTACGTGAACACCATGGGGATCAAGGACCATGACGGGGACATCATCAACCCGGAGGCCTTCGACAGCTCCATCCGGTCCAGGCTGCCCATCCCGGTGCTGTCCGGACACGACCAGAGCCAGCTCGTGGGGAAGGTCCTGTTCGCCCAGCCTGAGCATATATCGGGGGACGAACACCGGCTTTTCGCCAGGATGCAGATGAACATGGACACCCAGGCCGGCCGGGAAGCCTACTCGAACATCGCCGGGGCGTTCGTCCGGGAGTGGTCCGTGGGGTTCAACATACCGGGGAACGATGCCGTCGCTTACGACCGGGACGGCGCCGATTCCACCCGGACGATCATGGACCTGGACTGGGTCGAGGTCTCGTCCGTGGTCCGGGGCGCGTCCCCGTCCACCATGACCATCGGAGCCAAGTCGGAGACCGAGACCGTGACTGTGCCCGAGGCGGTCCCGGACGTGGAGACCGAGCCCCAGGAACCGGCACCTGAAGAACCAGAGACCGAGACCGGCGCCGATCAGCCGGACGAACCAGGCCAGGCCGCCCCGGACACGGACGACCCGTCCGCCTCCAGCACGGTCCAGGCCAGGCTGCGCCTGTTGCGATCACGCCTCCAGCTACAAGGCATCAAAACGAACTAAGGAGACAACCGTGAATACCAGAGAGATGAGGGAACAGGCCGCCGCACTGTTGAGCGTTGCGGAGACCGAACTGGAGAAGGGCGAGGTCGATTCATTCAACCGGATGATCACCGAGGCCCAGGAGAAGATGGAGCAGGCCGATACATTCGATCAGGCCGCGACCAAGATGGCAGCACTCAAAGGCGACTTCGATCGCCCACTCAACCCGGTCCCGGTGACGTCCAACGATGTGGCGATCTACGACCCGACGGACACCACCGCCAGGATCAAGGCCAATTACAAACCGGCGTCCTGGGTTAAGGGACTTCCGGCGATGGCACAACCGCTCTGGGTCCAGGATTTGTGCGGCGACAACGTCAAGGACGAGGCGAGGTTCATGTCCGACACCTTCGTCAAGTGGTTCCAGTCCCCGTCCGACGATTTCTTCTGGAAGACGGCGAGCCCGGACGAAGCCAAAGCCATGCAAGAAGACACGGATAAACTTTTGTGTCCCGTTGACTAGCGATAGTTAAATGAAAATCGGGTGAATTGCGGGAACGCTAAACCGGAAGGCAAGCCGATCCGCAGCCAAGCCTCGTAAACGGCGATTGGTAACGAGGAAGGTTCAGAGACTAGGGAATGAGC